TACCTATTTGTAATGTATGTTCTGTAGTACCATCTGTACTACAAGCTTTTAATGCATATCTGTAGTCTTTAAACTTCTTACCTTCGGGAACAGGGATTAGGTCTGTAATGTTAGGTGTAACATGAACTGTTACTGTTCCATTCTCAACAGAACAAAGTATTTGTTCTATAACGTCTGTGTCTGAAGTTAATTCTTTAACAGAGAAATATACTACATACTCTCTATCTGTAGGTACACCCGAACTTGTAAACAGAATAGTGTCGCCCTGATAAGTAAGAATCATTCCGTCTGCTTGTATCTTTGCTGTCATTATTAGTGCTCCTGTCTATTCCAAGTAGTAACAAATAAATTGTATAAGCTTATAAACTCTTCCAGAGTTTTTGCAGGTAATAGTATTTGGTTAGCAACTAACCATTCTTCTGTGCACTGTGCTGCAACATTAAAATCTGGTTCTGGATAGAATATTAAAACACCTGCAGGTAAGCCATTGTTTTCTTTTGCCATATTATATGCAGTATTTATACTTTCAATAGCTGACTGATAACCTTTTGGTGTTCTTCTGTAATATCCAAACCCTTCAACTTTAAAGAAGCTTCTTAAAAACTCTGTTCGTCTGTCTGCTGCAGTAGGTTCTGGTCTCATAGGACATTTTTCTGTCAAATACCATTCACTATCTATGTCTGACTGTTTAATATCTCTAACTTCCATTCCTATTTCTTGATAATATTCGTCAGAACACCCTGCACCTTTCTGAACTAAACCTGTTTCTTCATCTAAAATCTTACAATATGCTCTCATAATTTATCTCCTATGCTGTTCTTCTCCAAACGTTTACTACGTATGCACGTGGTTGTACTGTTGATGACTGTCCATACTTTGATGATGAATCACTAGCCTTAAAGTCAATTCTTCTACTTGTTGAACCAGAAACGTTATTAGCTCCGTTGTCATATGTAGTACTACTTTTACTAAATGCTCCGCCTGCATATGTTCTTTCAGAAGCAAAGTAACCTGTTATATCAGGTAGCCCTTCAGGTATTGTTGTATTAGCTTTTGCATTGGCATAATTAGCATTTGTTGTTGTTCCACTACCTGATTGACCATTACCTGTCCATAATGCATATCCTGCTCCAACTCTTGTCCAAGTAGAACCAGTTATTAGACTTGAAAGAGGACAAGAAGTTCCTGTACCTATATATATACTTCCTACTGGATAAATAGCATCTGCTACAGAACTTATAACCTTATTTAACACTGTAGAAGGTAAATTAGCTTCAGAATCTAATCCACAGTATCCATTAGCTGAGTTCTTATTAGAAGTAACACCTGTGAGTGATTGTGTATTAGCATCAACTGCATCTTTTAATTGATTAAAGTTGTACATTATGATATCAGCATCAGCAGTATCACCTGGTGATATTTCTGTCAATGTTACACTATTTGTCATTCTTTTCTCCCCCTATGATATGCTCATATAGAGCGTGTACTTCGTCTTGTACTAACTTGAATTGGTTTTTAAACTCATTGAATGTCTGCCATGTAACGAACTTAACTTCTACTTCCTTTAAGATTTCCCTATGTTTCTTTTCTAATCTCTCTGGAGTAACAATTAAGTTGAAATAACGCAGCACAACAATGACTACGATTGTGAGTACTGAGTACTCAAGAATTGTTTCCATGATTATTTCCCCTATTTTTTATAAATATCTTTGTATTTCTGACGCCAAGCTTTGTTCTTCTTATCTAGTTTTGGTCTAAGTTTCTTTTTATCTGTTCCAGTAAGAGGTTTAACTGCCTGAAGCTTGTTACCCGTTGCCCAGTTTATAAGTTTTGTACGATTGGATAATGCATTATAGGCGTATCTTTGTTCTAAGACTTCACCTGTATCTCTGTCTTTTAAGAATGTATCACCTTTTCTATAGCCACCAAAAGCATCCTCGTATTGTTTATCTGGAACATATCCAGTAGCTGCTGCCTGTGCAAGTTGTTCAAGGTTTATAACTTTATTGTTTGTAAACAGCATACTTCTTGCGGCATCCATAAGTATAGAGTTTACTCTGGCATCAGCAGGTAAGCTATTATATCGTCTTCCCTTTTTATCAATATAGTAATCTTCATTAGTTCTGTAATCATGTTTGCTTAGATATTTTTTACTAGAAACAGAACCTATATCATGTTTACCAGTTGCTAGAAATTTAGCTTGATTAGCTAAAGGATTTATGCCTGGCAATTCTAAGTTAAATGGATTACCTGTAGAACTAACAAGGTTAAATCCTAACTGTTCACCACTTCTTGAATCTGTCATATTTCTAGGTATAATTCCTCTTTGCCAAGGCTTTCTTCTAAATTGTTCATTTTCCATAAGCCTATGGTATTCAAGAGCAAATAATGCATATCTTGCAGGATATTTTTCTGCATTCTTAACAATATGTCTGGAAATAGTTCTAGTCCAAGAATAGAATGGGAATATACTCTTAAGAACTTCTCTTTCAAATGGTGAGAAGGAGTTATAATCACCAAGAGCATCACAGACAGACTTAATAATAGATTCCTCTATTTCTGGATTATCTTTGACGTGTTTTAAGGTGTCTTCAATAGTTATGAACTTATTACCAGTATCTTCTATAAGTTTTGCTCTAACTTTATTAAGTTCTCTAGCATAGCCTACTTTACGTTCAAATAGTTCACCGAACATACCACTTTCAGCTTTATCATTAAGAGTAATCTTACCCTTTTCGTTGAAGTTAGCGAATGCATCTCTAACCTTATTAACACCTTTTTCATATGTTGCTACGGTATTATAAGCAACACCTTTAGCTTTTTGTTTGTAGTAATTAGGATTAGGTTTTTCAATTGTACCGTAAGTTTTAGCAGGTTGCTTTAATGAGTTTTTGGAACTAGTATATACACCTTTTTCTTTAATTGTTTTAGTAACTGTAGATAAGTCTACTCCATTACCATATAACGCATTAAGTGCGTTATCTATTTCTGTATCACCAGTAATGGTTAATCTTTTGCCTTTAGCATTTGACAGAGCATCTGCTATATTACCACCTACAAGTTCTGGTGGAATGTCTGCATCCTTTAATTGTCTTGCAGTTTTCCAAGCATTGACAAGTTCTTGTGGACTGTCGGATGACATAGCCAATAATATGTTATTACCAATTCTATTGTTTAATGCAAAAGACATAGATGTAAGAACATCTCTTTTGAACAAATCCAACATAACTTTGTTATATGCATTAAAGTACTTGCCAAAGCTATAAAGTTTACCTTTATTGAATGCACCAAGAATGTTCTTATCATTTATCTGACCAGGCTGACAGTATCTTAGAGTATATTCTCTTGCAGTTTCGCCATATCCAGAGAATAGTTTGTTATATAAAGATTCTGGAATTAGTAAGTCTGGTTTAGAGTTCCTACTCATATACTCTATCCAGTGGTCAGCTTCTTCTTTTGGAAATGCTTTTCTTATAGCGTCTTCACCTTTGGATAGCGTTTCTACAAACGCAGGAGATTTTTCACCAAAAATAGCCGTAGTCATAAGTGAAGAGTTAATAGGTTTATACCCAGTAGGAATATCTCCACCATTATAACTCTTTGTGAACTTATAGTTTTTAACTTGGTCTGTTATGTTTACTGCTATATCCCTTTTAGTATTCATAGTAATAAGGTTCATAGCATCTCTGGCAGTAACTGCCTGAGGTGTTTCTTTGGATGCAATACCATAAAGACCAACCTTATTTAGATATTCAGACGCATAATCTCTACTTGCATCTATACCTTTTGAAGTTGTTTTACCACTACCTCTTTTTGGAAAGTATACAGCTAACCCACCATCACCAGACTTCATATTCTGTCTGTTGAGTGCTTGGTCTGCCGTCAGGTCAATATCGTACTTAACTGCCTTTTCTGTACCTTTTTCAGACAAGTCTTTTAAGTATTTGTAGACATCAAGAACCCTTTTTGTGTGTATATTCCTATTGCCAAGAGTCTTTCTCACCCATTCTTGAGTAGATTCTTTCTTAGCTACTAGTCCTCTGGTTTCTCCGTATCGTCTGGGAGTGGTAGATTGTCCAGAAGTTCGTCTGCTTCTTTTTCCGCTTCCGTTTTTACGTATGAAATCGGAATAATATTTTGCAATCTCTTTGCCTTCTTCTGTTCCTGCCTTTTCTTTAATATATTCTTGAATGCTTCGAACATTGTCACCTCTTTCTGCAAGTTCTGCATGACCTTCGTTTATTTGTTCTAAAATCTTTTTTTCATCTTTTAATTTTTTTAAATTTTTTAAAATTTTAATTTCATCGTTATTAAGACCTGCTTTTTTAAGTTTAGACCAAATTTGAGAAGTATCTTTTGTCCAACTATTTTCTTTCATTAAAATATTAGTCTTACGTATTAATGGTTGTTGTTTTTTTGTTAAGTCTTTATAATCAAAAGATATGTCAGCTTGTCTTTGTAATAAAGCTCTACCTTCAGGATTTTGCCAATTCTCTAAATGGTCTATTTCATGGTCAAAAGCTTTACCTGTTTGTTTTGTATTAAATACTATATCTCCTGTATTTGTATCAAAACCTGCAATCATATCAGGGTCATCAAGTTCTTCAAACTTAATTCTTGTATTACCTAACCCTTTTTCATCCAACTGTCTGCAAGTTTCATTTACATTAGCAAGGTCTTTTATTTTGAACTCTTTGCCAACAAGTTTATCAGCACCTTTGCCAGAAGTCAATACTTCGTTCACATATTCAGGTGAACTATAATATTTCTTAAGTGTTTTACCATATGTTCTGTCTAATTTTTTAAGCAAGTTTTTGTAAAATACTTTTCTTTCTTTTTTGAATTGTTCAAAACGTTTATTGAATATTGTTTTCTTTTGTTCAATTTTAGCTGCAACTAACGGGTTTTCTTCTTCTATTGGGATACCATTCTTAGCGTCAATTATTTTATCGATGTTAGATTTCCCTTTTTCAGTAGGTACAACATCTTCACGAAGCATAGCTTCTGCATCACTCTGTATGCGTTCATTTACCCATTCTTCGTCTTTTAATTTGTCTATAGCATTGTTTAACTTTTCAACTTTAACGTTACCATTGCTGTCAGTATAATCTTCTATTCTTGTTGAGAATTTTTGATTATCTTCCAACTCAACAGAGTCTTCCCATTCATATTGTTTTTTATTGCTTTCTTCAAATTTAGCTTTGCTTGCAGCTTTATCTGCATTAACTTTTGTTTTTAAGTCATAATACTGATTAAAAATTTCTCTGTTTTCAGAATCGTGTCCATATTTCTTTAAGGTATTTGTAAGGTCATCTTTAGGTAGAGACATATAATCACTGCCATGTTCTTTTTTCAAATCTCCAAGAATTTTTACCATTCTTTCATTGTCAACTCCATCAAGAAAATCTTTTAATGCAAGCTCATTATAATTAGAAACAACTTCTCCTTCTTTATATCCACCTCTAGGTAAATTCTTGGTATATCCTGCATCTTCAATAGGTTTGCTTGATTTAGGATTCCAGTCTTCAGGATAATCCCAACCATCCATTCCTAATCGTTTTTGCATATCTCTGTCGATTTTATAAAACTCTTCAGAAACTTTGTCCATTCTGTTGTCAGTATAGTCGAAATTATGAACATTGCTTTTGCCTGTTCTTTCATTGAATGTATTTTTGATAGGAGCATCAAAATCAGTATAACTATTCTTGATTACTTTATAATATTTCTTATATAAATCACGTGCTTGCTGCAGACATTTTTCTCTTATTTTATCTACATTTACTTTACCTTTATATGCTTCACCAAGTTTAGCAATACTTCTATCTTTTGGGTGTAATCTTTTTAATGCTTCATAAGCAACTTCCCAATCACTGTCGGTCAGGTCTTGTATATTTTTAATTTGTTTCTTAGATGTTCTACCATAGTGGTCTCTTAATAAGTCACCCATAGTAACATTTTGACCTGCACCTTTATTGTAAATAAGTACATCACCATTGTTTGGTATATCAAATATGTTCCTGTGTTGTTGTATTAGATTATGTTCCATACTTTCAAGTGATTCACCTTCAGGTATAGGAACTTTACCATTCTGTAAGTCTGCCAATTCTTGACCTAGGCTTTTAATTCTTGCATTTTTAATTGACCTAAAATTAGAAAGACCTTGAGTCTTAACTCCGTATTCAGAAGCAATATCATCAAGTTGAGTAACCATATACTCAACTGTGTTTGGATATTGTATCAAATCAGAATTTACAAGGTCATCCATATATGTGTCATAGATTTCTTGTAATTTTGCTTTGTCTGTTTTATTACGTTCAAACTTATCTCTGACAGCATCAACACCATTTACTTTTTGTTTTTGTAGTATCTTTTTAGAATCCTTAAGTTTGGCAAATTCTTTATTTAGCTCTTTTATTTGTTTATTTATATCATTTTGTTCTGCCTTAAGTTTTCTGGCAGTATTCATGTCTTTGTTGTATGTAGCTTTTTTTATTTGAGCATCTAATTCATCTGCCCTTTCTTTTAATTTTTGAATTTTGCCAGACTTTTTGTCTGGTGCATAATATTCGTTGAGTTTAGCATCAATATCTTTGGTGCTTTCATAATTCTTAGAATTTATATTTGTCCAGTTTTTGTCTGACATAGCTTTTACTTGAGCAGACACTTCACCTTTTTCTACAGCTTCTTTTTCATTTAAGTCTATATTTTCTTCTCTAGCTGTATTAACAACTTCTTCAGTTGTTTCAAGGTTATCATGAGCTTTTGTTTCTTCAGAAACAGTATCACCTACTTTCTTAGCTCTACCTCTTCTTGCTTCAAGTTCTTCTTGTGCTTTTATTTTTTCTAAGAAGTCACGTCTTTCATTAGGACTTTTATTTTTTAATTCTCTTATTCTTTCAACAGCTTTTTGGTTTTTGTTGAGGTTTTTGTAATTTTCCCAGAAGATATTAAATTCGTAATCTTCAGAAGCATATCTAGGTAAGTCTTTGGATAATTCTCTGGTTTCATATCCTTCAGAGAATGCCGTACCTGTATCTTCTAATTCAGAAAACTCTTCAGCATAAGCGTCAGCTATGTCGCTTTCATTTGCATAACCTTCATCAGCTTTATATTTGTAAGAGTTTTCAGCATTTTTAATAGATTCTTTTAATTGTTTAATTTGTTGACCTATTTTATTAGCTTTCTTTATATTGCCCTGACGGACATGTTTTTTCATTTTTTCTGTCAACTCTTTGACATTACGATTCATGTCGGAAACAGAAGCTTCTTTGCTGACAGTTTTCTTTTCAACATAAACAATAGAACCATCTGCCGACTTACCAGTAATGACATAATTATCGTTCCAAGTTCCATTACTTCTGATTGGTCTAGCAACACGTGGACCATTTTCAGTTATTATACGGAACTGAGCATTTCTTATGCTAGGGTCAATGTCTGGTAGCTGTTCTGTTTCATTAACACCTTCATAGATATTCTCTTTAGAATATCTTTCTTTTGTTTCTCCGTTTTCATCAATATAAGTTTCTTTTTTAGGCTTTGTTTTTGTCTTTTCAGGTTTAAATTCTGAACCATCAGCAGCACCTGGTTCAAGTCTTGTAACTTCCATATTTTCTATAGGTTGCTGATAAGGTTTATCAACTTCAGTTACTTGTCTTGTAGACTTCTTTTTTACATTATTTGTTCTAACATGACTAGCAGGCTCATTTTGAGGAGTTTGTACTTGCCCATGAGTATTTATACCTGTTTCATTTTTAACAGGGCTTGTAGGCTGTGCTGTGCGTTCTAATGGTTTCTGTTGTTGAACAGGTTTATTTTCTACAACCTGTGGTTGTTCTGGAACAGTATTGTTCTCAATAACTTGCGGTTGTTCTTGAACTGTTGGTTGTGTTTGCTTTTTATTTGCCTGTTCTTGTTTATTTTTAGCAATCCAGTTATCAAACTTTGGTTTACCAGTATTTGTTTTCTTGTTATTAAGCTGATTTATAATATTTACTAACGACTCAGTATCATAAACATCTTGTGTTTGTGGTACCACTGGTGGTTTTGGCTGTGCTACATTTTGTACAGGCGGCTGTACAGGTTGTTGAACTGGTTGTTGTACTGGTCTTGGTTGTACAGGTTCTGGCTTAACCATTTCAAGAGGAACAGTTGTCTGTAACGGCACATTCCATAATGGGTCAATATATTGTGTGTTTGGTCTATTGCCAAACATTTTCATTAACGCAGTTTCAGGATTTTCTCCTGACAGAACAAGCTTTTGGAATAATTCTAATTCTTCTGGAGAGAATGCATCCAGTTGCTGTAATACAGACATTTGTTCTGGGGTTAAGTTTACTGTTTTTGCAAGATTTCTTTGTATTGCTTGCATTTGGTCAACAGATTTTATACCACTATTAAGATTTAAGAATCCGTTAATAGCGGCTAACTTTCTAGTCAGTTCTGGGTTATTACCTATAGACTCTCTTGCATTATTGATGGCATTCTGTACTGGTTGACTATTTAATACAGGTTTACCTACACCATGAATTAAACCATGTAAGCCTAAACCTGCACCTTGTGCAAATAACATTTCCTGTCCAAGATTTGCTTCTTCACCAGTAGCTTTTTTCAAGCCATACATACCTAAACCAAACTCTGCGTTTTCTACTATCTGTTTAGGTATACCGCTTATACCTGGATGTGCTGCTGCCCATTTATCCAGTTTACCCATTTGAGCAGTAGCTTTAACTCCTGCTAGATTATTAAGTTGCTTAGCTGTATAAGCCCTACCTTGTGCTTTAGCAGCATTCTTTAACTCTTGCTTAGCTGCAGTTTTTACTGCTTGCTTAACACCTTGTTTACCTAATGCAACTGCACCTTTTGCACCAGTTGCCATAACTGCACCACCACCAGTACCTATAAGTGCTGCAATATCACCACCTAGTACCCCTAGGTTGTGCATATTAGTATATTCGTCTGGTGTGGCTTCACGTGGTTGTGCACCTACTGTACGTGCAGATATGCCTGTGCCAAAGTTTCTTCTGGCATAATCTTCGTTTTCTAATAATTTTCTAACATGTTCTGCTCTTTTTTTCTCATCATACTCATATTTTAATGCACCTGCATGGTACATTGTAGAAGGTAGATTTACTAATTCATATAAAGAGTGTTGAACACCTTTACCTACATCATTAGCCCCACTTGCTAAGTCTTTGCCTAATCTAGTAATTCTTTGTGTTGTTGTCTGACCTGGTGCTGTAAAGTTTTCTATTGGATTACGTCCAAAACGACCTGCACGATATCCAGATTCATACGGATTTTCGCCCTTAGCAATTTGTTGTTGTACATATTCTTCTGGATTTGTAGTCAAACCTACTGCAGCTTTCTTTATATTAGAAGGAGCATTTTTAATAGTGTTTGCAGCACCAATTGCTGTATTTACTGCATACGATGAAATCACAGGATGGTCATTTGCAAATTTGGCAGCAGATTTTACTGCCTGATTTGCTACATTACTTGCAATATTCTGGCTTACTTTCTCAACATTCTTTTTAGCACCTTTTACTGCCCTTTTAGCAATTGTAAAAGGGTCTGCAAGGTCACTAAAACCTCTGTTTGCAGATTGCTGTGGTTTTGGTTGTTGTTTTGGTTGTTGTTTTTGTTGTTGATTTTTATATTTTAAATATTCTTGGTATGACATAAATATTAGTCTTCCTCTTCGTAGTCTTTGTAGAACCAGTCTGGTAAATTACTATATAGCGATTCTTCGTTATCTACATAATCTTCTTGTGTAGAGTAATTACTGCTTTTGCTATTGCCAGATTTAGCGTCAGCTTGGTTTAGATATTTAAGAACGTCTACACCATATTTGTCGACAATATATTTCTTATATCCTGCTTTATCTTTTTTAGGTACTGTTATATAGTCTGCGACATCGCTTTGAATTTGTTTTTTATAATCATTTAGTAATCTATCACGTTCTTTTTTGTTTCCTGCATTTGCTAATGCAATTTGTAACCTTTGTTGTTGTAATCCTAATTGACCTCTGCGGTAAGCTGCTTGGTCTTTAAACTTTCTTTCATCAAGGTCATACTTTCTATTCTTATAATCTTTATCGAAGTCAAATTTCTCTTGGTTTAGTTGTCTTGTAAATGCATTATTGTACATTTGTTCTTGTAATTTAGCATTAGCATTCTCAATGTCTGCCTGATTTTTATAATCTGTTGCACCAAAGTTGTTGAGTATAGGAGTTACTGTTGCACCTGGATTCATTTGTTTATAGTAGTAATCAGCCATTTGCTTTTCTTTACCATAATTAAATGCATTTGTTAATGCATCTCCAGTTGTACCACCTGTTGCCTTAGTAATAGCACCTGCTATACCTGCTTGTACCCAAGGATTAGCGAGAAGTCTTCTTCCTGTACCAAATGCTTCCCCAATACGGTTCATTATGCTCTTTTTAGTTACATTACCTTGTAATGGAGCCGCACTACCTGTTGCATCTTGTGGGTTCAGATTACCTGCTTGTGCTAACGCAATCTCCTCATCTGTTGTAGGTTTGTTGATAGAATATTTATCAACCAATGCAGCTATGTCTGCATTACCACCATTTAAACCTTGTTTAGCAGCTTTAATCTGTTCTGGAGAAAAATTGGCTGCAGTCATATCATTTGCAAGTAATTCGTATGGGGAAGGTGTCGCAGGTTGTTGCTGTGTTTGTGTTCCTGCAAACTTATTTGCTAAATCCCCTTGCATAAATCCATGCTGAGCGTTGTCATCGAATCCTGTTCTAAAATCTCCTAATCCATTTCTTAATTTATCTATGATAGATTGTCCTGTACTTTGTGGAGTTGTTGCAGGTGCCGCACCACCTGTTGGTTGACCTATCTCTTGTTCTTCAGGATAAGTTGTATCTTCAAGTATACTTGCAGCACCACCAGTCATATTTCCTTTATATGGTTCTCTCAGAGGTTTTATGTTTTCCCTCATTATTGGTTCTCTCAGAGGTTTTATGTTTTCCCTCATTATTGGTTCTCTCAGAGGTTTTATGTTTTCCCTCATTATTGGCTCTCTTAATGGTTCTACATTTTCCCTCATTATTGGCTCTCTTAATGGTTCTATACTAAGTTTTTGTTTACCATTATACTTATCAAACAAATTTTGTATAAAATTATTGTTTGCAGGAGCAGCCCCACCTGTAGGCATTCCTATTTCTTGTTCCTCTGGATATGAATATGTCTCAGGATTTACTGCATAATCCTGACCTATTGGCAGTTGTGTTTCCATAGCATCATAAGTAGAAGGTTGAGTCATCTGTTGAGCAGATTCCATAGCAGCATTTTGGAATGCATTTTGGTCTTGTGCAATGCCTTCTGCATTAGCTTGAGATGATTCTTGCATAGCATTAGAATCTGCTTGCATAGCTTTAGCATTAACTTTTTTATGTGCTTCATCAAATTTATCTTTGATAGCTTTTGCAGCTAATGCAGCCGCTACAACCCAACCTGCAACTGGAACAGCCATTGCAGCTCCACCTGCTGCACCCATAGCTGCACCACCTGCAGCTCCTGCTCCTGCAGCACCTGCTCCTGCTCCTGCAGCTCCTGCACCTGTTGCTGCTGCTGTACTACCACCTATAGCTGATGTAGCACCTGCCGCACCCATACCTGCAGAACTACCACCAGTAGCACCTAATAATGAACTACCTAATGCTGAACTACCAGTAGAAGTACCTGCAAGACTAGAACCTAATCCTGTAGTTGCTCCTGCTCCAGAACCTAATGTAGACGTAGCAGAAGGAGCTACACTTGATATACCATTAGCAACTGCACTACCACCTGCACCAGTGCTTACACCACCACCGCCTATAAGAGAAGGCATACCTGGTTGTCTAAATCCTTGTATTTTATCTCCTATAGTTTGCATTTTAGTACCTAAATTTGCTAATTTTGGATTCTGTGATTGACTTAGGTTTTTACCCCAACCGCTTAGTTTACTTCCACCATTTTGGATATTATCGTAGAAGTTCTTTGCAGAATTAATATAATTAGAACGTTGTTGTTTCTTCTGTCTATTATATTCTTCTAGCTGTTTTTGTCGTAACATCTGTTTATACATTTCATCTTGTAATGACATCTTGCAACTCCTTATTTTGCGTGTGATTTAGAACTTGTATTAGTAGTTTTATTACCAGAAGAAGCATTAAGTGAGGTATTCTGGTTAGCATTAACACCTTGATACATATTTGAATATTGAGACATAAAGTCATCATATAAGTCTTTATTTCTCTGGTATGCTTGTTGTAATGCTGTGTCATTGTAATCACTAATAAGTTTGGCATTCTGGTTATACATATTGTTATACATATTATTAGCTTCTGAACTTCTTACCATATTGCTGCTAAGAAGTGGATTCATTATTTGATTCTGCATATACTGTTGTGATTGGTCATTCAAATTATTAGTGAATTGTCTAATATATGACTGTGTAACAGGGTCGTTATATAATGCATTAGGATTATTTAGATTTGACATAGCAGTATTTAGTCCGCTTTTCAAATTCTTATAAAGTGTTTTATTATATCCTGTGAACTTAGTAATTGTATTGCCTTTACTGTCAGTCTTAGACGTAAAGAATGGATTCTTTGTAGTAGTATTACCATAAGTATTGGTAGTAGTACTATTAGAACTTGAGTTTGAGCTTTTACCCATTTTTATTTCTCCTTAATACATAAATATGTTTACTCTTTTTTTCAAACCCTGAACGTAATAAACATAGTATTGCAGGTCTTTCAATGCAGTATGCGTATATATTACCTTTCCACCATTCAAATGATTGCTTTAAGCATTCAAGGTTTAGTTTGTGGTGTCCTCTTTCAGCAAACGCTGACACGTATAATCTGTTTCCTTTTTTATAGTAGTAGATGCATCCAATAAGCTGTCCGCTAGGAATATCATAGAAAGAGTAGAAGCAGGTTCGCTTAAGCAAATCTCTAAAAGGGACTCTATCTTCTTCCAATTTACAGATATGTCTGTTATATAGTTCTTCACATTCTGCATAATTGAATAGAACATCATTTTGCGTTCTCACTATAAACATTAAATTTGTTTTACCTTTATTCTGCTAAATTCTAGGGCTTTAATAGTAAATGCTTGGTCTTTATCAGTAGTATAAAGTGTTATTTCCAACGCTTTATAAGTTGCTGAAGGCATTTTAATAATGCCTGATATAGCTCCAGGCTTAAAGATTTTATTGTCATTGTATTTATCTCCTGAGTTCCATGTCATAATATTCCCAAATGATTTAGAGAATAGTTCTTTTATCTTTGGTTTCTTAGTAATGTTATAGTTTTTCACATACTTAACAAAGAAATGATTCTGATAAGAAGCATCTATAGTAAGTCTAGGTGGGAACTTAGTAATCTTTAATGTATTATCTGTGCCTAGATTCATGACAGTACATTGATAGTAATTCTTTATATAATCACCATCAAACGTGTTTGTCATATATTCTTGATATAACTTATCACCTGCTGAGTATAAGTTGTAATCTATGATAGAAATGCAGTTAATCTTCTGACATTTCCTTTTAACCCATTCACCTCTGATGTAGTCATATATAAGTATTATTGAAGCAGGTTTAGTAACATCTTCATATTGTTCAGTAAGTTCATTATATTCTTTAACAGTATATGTACTTTCAATAGGTGTTAGAAACCATATTTCATTTCTGTCAGAAGTGACAACAGATAATGCTCTTATTTTGTGTAAATAGTTATTACTTATAGCCATAAGTTCATCTTGTATGTCATAAGCAATATTATCGCTTAATGTCTTATCACCGTTTACAACCTGTTGGAAGCTGAATATACCTTTTTTAGTATCGTCATAGAAGAACAAGTCTGTACCATGAAATACCAATGCATCGTACGCTGCACATCCACCAGGAGATTCATCAGAAGCTTTAAATAAAGGAGCTTCTTGTCCTGTTTCTGTAACTAATGCCGAACTATCTTTATGAAATACAGCTAGCGAACCTAGATATTCGTGTATTGCTGTTATATCCTTAGAAAATTCTATATAACCTGCTCTTGTTACTTCTGTTGATGAATTATCAGGTTGTGGCGGAGTACTATTATCCAAATTTACAAATGTAGCTATAGCGTTACTTCTTGAAAACCATAATACATTATCGTCAAATATCCAAAGTCTGTTAAACAGATTAACAACACCTAATCCTTTTACTGTTCTGTTTATGTTATCAGTAAGATTAACTGCTAATTTATCACCAGTACCAAAAGTATTTGGTTCATTCCCTGCAACTACTAAAGGTGATGAAGGTTTTTCTGTATTTGAATATATAAATACTATATCTACACCATTAGAAAAACAGAAACCATCAATTATCATACCTTGTTGGAAGTCCGTTCCCTGACATTTACCAGTGACTGATAATTTTCTAGGTGATGAATTTACTTCACCTAAATCAAATCTTTCGAGATTACCATTACTTAGATTTAATTTATATAGTCTGCCTTCACTGTTACTGGAAGTTACACTGTCGGTATATTCAGTATAGATAATGTAATAAGTATTAGTTAATTGTACTGTTTCAAATACTCCTACAATAGTTTCACCTTCTTGCAGGTCAGACAATACTTCTTCATTATCTACAGTAGTTACTACTTTAAGAGGTAATGAAGTATTACCTTTAGCTGTTCTTATACCTACGGCTGAGTTCAACTCTGTATAATAAAGCTCTACATTCTGACAGTCGGAGCAAGTAATCTTGTCCTCTGAGAACATAGAGTCTTTACGTCTTATACCACCAAAATTATGGTTGTTTAATGATGTTGTTGTGCTAGCCATTTAATATATCAAATCTCCCATGGATAGAACGCCCATTAAGGCATATTAAATTAGTTTTAGGTATAAATCCTTTACCAAACAAAAGAACGGTCGTTAATGGCTGTGTTACAGTACTTAATTAGTATTGCAAGAGCATCCTCATATTGTTTCTGATAACCTGAATAATTTTCATCTGTTTCATCAGCTATTGCATATAGCATTGCTAATGATATTAGACAGTTAGAAAACAGTTGTTCGTATTGTTCTGGAACATTAAGAGTATCTGTATCTGAGGTGAAAGAATATACATCTTCCTCATCTTCGTTTAGTGCGTAAGTCAGAGAAAGGTAATTCAATGTTACTGTGTAGGCATCGTCTGGAGTCGGATAGATGTATAACTTATCACCATCAATGTAGAAGTATTCTGGTTCACCTGTCCTGTCATCAGCTTCTTCGTAATCTTGTATATAAGGAAGGAATTTACCATTATACTTTACACCATACTTCTGTGTACCACTTATAGTCTTACGTTGTATTAAACCTATAGGTAGGTCATAATCTGCTTTACCTTCATCTGTAATAATGGTAGTTGATTTCTTACGGAATGACCAAGGTTGGTAGTTCCATAAATAAGAACAAGCCTTGTTGATGGATATACGTAGAGCTGACTCTAAGTCATCCATACCTTCAGCATCGTTATCATACATGCTCCAAGGCTGTCCTGCACATTCGTTATAGAGGTCTAAGAAAGTAATTGTCATTATTTACCTAGTTTTTCATGTATCTTTTCTAACAAAGTAGCTTTAGTGTCTTTGTTAGTAACTGTAATGTTTAATTTCTTTGCTACTGCAACCAACTCATTTTTTGAAAGAGTATCGTAATCTAAAGGTTGTTCTTGAGGTTCTTCCTCTGGTTCTTGTTTTTGTACAATAAGTTCTTTTACTGTCTGAGGTGGTAGTTTATCTTCTGCTTCTTTTTGAAGACCACCTTCTACAATTTTGTAGTTATCTCTGTCTGAAGACATAATTCTTAAAACTTCCTCATCAGGTAAAGTAAAAGCATTTCCTGTGGGAATGTAAACAATTTTCATCATAATTTGTTCCTTTCTGTTATTAGTAGTGTAGAGGTGGGGGATTGCTCCCCCACTGTATCCCAGAAGGAACTACACTACTGGTACTGGTTTGATGCCTGCACGTTTAGCTACAGCCCATACTTTGCCTTGAAAACCAGAAGCAAAGTCTAAGTTTATTGTAGAATTGTATACAACACTTTTACTATCTTCTGTAAGTGTTTGAATAGCTTCAAATCTTGAAATATCTTCAAGAAGAATAACGTGGGTTTTTCCTGCTTTCAATGTAACTGTATGGTCACCCAATACTTTATTAGGGTAGTGATTACCTGCTTTAATTGTCATTGAACTATCTACTGCAGAACCACTTGATGTAGTAGTATTTTCTACATAAATCTGTAATGAATTGTTCTTGTTATCCAGTGCATTTTTAATTACAATACCATTTGCCTGTGTAACAGTCTGTTTTGCAATTTCAGCAGTTTCTACTGACTGTGTATTATCTTGTACTGGAAGTATTACGTCAACTATATCTCTAGTCATAATAATTTCTCCTTAATTTGTGTGATAGATGGGAGTTTTTTTAGGAACTCCCGAAACCTATATTAGAGACAAGCTCTATGTACGTGTTGATAATGTTGCAGGTGCAATAATTTTAGCAGTACCAAAGAAATCTGCTCTAGGAGCACCAACACCAAATAAACCGTACCCTTTATATGCTGTATCGAAGTTAGCTTCAGGTTCGTATGCTTTAGTGTTCAAATTAGATGATACACCACCTGCAAGAGTTTTACCTCTAATACCGAACAACGGATAGTATGTTGTTGTTCCTGATGCTGTAGTTGAAGCAACGTTGTTAGATACCATAATATCCCAACCTTCTAATCTACCGATGAAGCCTTTTTCAATCTTTCTGTGACCAGATTCAACTTCTTCGTACATTTGAAGTTTACCTAAGTAAAATTCGTATTCAGGCGGAACGATAGCAACCATTTTGCCGTCAACCCAGTTGTTATGTCCCATTCCATCACCACGTTGGAATTTAGTTCTCATCAATGCTAAGATTTCTCTAGCATAATCAGCATCCAAAGTGATTGCAGAACCAGAATTATCTACAATATATCCTGCACGTGTATATAATTCACCATAAGCTGTATCAACACCTGCTGCAAATTGTTTAATAGCATCAGAAGAATATTCTTTTGCTAAATCAACTTTCTGTTTCATAGAAGGTGCATTTTCAATTGCTTTTTCTTCAATTTCTTTGGTCTTGAAGTGGAATGCTCTACCTCTATCGATACGAACCTTAGCAACTGAGTTAGTTACGATTTCTGCATTTGGCAGGTCTCCGCCATCGTAGTCGAACATAGTTACAGATGCAGGCATAAGAACATCGACTTCATCGCCTTTGTTAATACCGTTTTTAAATTCGGTATGTGCTAATTTACCGATAACCAATTCGTCATACATATATTTTTTGAAGGCTTGGTTAAAGGTTCCTATAATTAACTGTTTTGTACTCATCTTTTAGTCTCCTTATAAGTATTTACCTATGATTTTTTCCTGTTGAGACTGAGATAAGCTATCGAAGTTAGCCCAATCATCATCCCCACCAGGTGCAGAGCTTGAATTGGAAATGGCAGCAAGTTTATCTGTTGCCTTTTTGTTTTCCTGTGCTGTCAGGTTATCGACAGTCTTCTTGTACCCACCTTCTTTTTGCTCTAATAGCGTTAGCATAGCGGATGCTGTTTCAAAATCTAACGCAGAACCAAACTTGGTAAATTGAGCAACTACAAAGTCTTTGACTTTTTCGTCTTGTAAGATGTCGTTATGTTTTTCACATAACTGTTGAATAGTGTTTTCCACTTTCATCATCTCTTGTGTCTGTGCATTAGTCTGAGAAGTTTGTTCTAATTGGTATCTCCTACGTTCTGTTGCAATAGTAACATTACGTATAACCTCAGGAGAGAACTCTAATTCGATATCTTCTCTTTTCTCTAAGGTGGGATTATTGATATAATCCTGTAACATGCCAGTAACTCTTTCAGGGTCATCTGTCTGACCTATGTACTTATAGTATTCATTAGCTTCTGTACTAATAAGTTCGTACATATTCTGCATGTCTTGCTGAGAATTGAATCCTGCCTGTCTAGCTTGTTCTTCTTGTTGCTTATTGTAAGCATCAAGTTGTTCTTTGGCTTTTTGAAGCTCTGCTTTCTCTTTTTCCCAAGAAGCCTTTTGTTGGCTAGAACTGGATTCTAACTCAGTGTATGATTTAACAAGGTTCTCTATATTAACGCTACCATCCTTGTTTTTGAACTTTTCAGGGCACTGTATAGTGTTATCCTTAGGCTCATCATTTGAGGGGGCTTCCTGCCCTTCCTGCGTGTTCTCTGAAGTGTTTTCATCGGGTTCATCAAGAACTTTTGCAATCTCTGCTTCAAGACTTGCTTGAGAATCTTGAGAATTGTCCTGTGTAACAGTTTCAGTTTGTGTACCTTGTTCTAATTCTTCACTCATTTGTTACTCCTTTTCTTTGTTGTTCCTTCTTAAGTTCTTTGTAGTAAGCGTCTGCCCACCCATCTACTGTTTTGATGGCGAATAGAACACCTCTTACATAATCCTTACAGAAGAACTCATTAGCTGATTGCTCAGCACAAAGATTAAGGAGTCTTTCTCTAATTGTTTTCCATTGCGTACTCTCCGACAGTTCCCTACGGAGAATTAGTTCCTCTCTATTCACTTAATAAGTTCCTTCCTGGTAGATTAGTAGAGGGATTTGTAAGTCCTTCAGGTTGTTCCATTTCAGCAGGTTGGAAGTCATCTCCACTACCTTCTTCATCTGGAGCCTGTTCTCCTTGTTTAGCCATCTCTACTTGTTCTTGTAATTGTTGTATGATAGGTGCTATCTGAGGATTCTCAAGAAGTACCTGTTGTACTTCAGGTGCAATAAGATTCTGTTGCATCAGGAATCTCTCAGGATTTTCTACACCTTTTTGTTCCATGTAGTATTTGAAGAACTCTTCAAGATTTAACGGAAGTCCAGATTTTAAGAACATCTGACCTGCTTGTGCAATCAGGTCTGCATAGTTAAATCTTTCTGAAGTAGCACTTCTGTCAGCGTATGTATATCTATAGTCTGCTTGACGAACTTCATCATCAACTTCAACATTCTCTGGATTGTTGTCTTTGTTGACATATATGTTCTCTGTACCGAATGTGAAGTTAGCCTTAAGCTTAGCCACCTTCTTAACATCCGACAGAATAAGATTTTGGTTAATACAGTCAAGTAACATCTTAAGTCTTGTTAATTGACCTTCTACCTTAGTAGAAACTTCTGTAGCAGTCGTTCTGTCTTTCTCTGCTGCACCTGCCATATTCGGGAATATACCAGAGATTTCAGACATTAAATCATCAAGATAGGATAAATCATTTATGAATACTGTCTGTTCGAACGTAATAGACTCAGGTTTCTGTGTCTGTAATGCACCGTCATACTCAATAATCTTACCTGGATGCATTTCTATGTCACCAGGGTCTTCTCCGAAGAATCCTTTAGGTGCATAACAAGGTTTATTTTCATTAAGAGATTCCAAATCCATCTGATGTCTTAACATCTTTTCTTGTGCTAATGCCATATCGTAGACTGAATACAGAGGAGATATACCTCTTCTGTTAGTAGGGTCTGTAATATAGGCACCATAGCTGAATGGATTTATGATAAGAGGGTTCTTTTCGAACCTGACAAGGTATTTACCACCTACAACAACTGCATACCAGTTTTTGAGAACAGTACCGTCAGGTAATTCTAAGTCACCCCAGTGCTCTAAACACTCTACTGTTGAACCATTAACATCATCATCTTGTAATGATGTAGGTTCCTGGTCAGATAAGCTTGCTTCATTTGCGTTCATTTTTGTGGCTGAACGCAAATCGTCAGCTACTTCCTGTGAAACCTCAAAATATTGGTTATTTATGATGTCATCTGGAGTCTTCCAGGTTCTGTTAATCTTAGGACAAGTATCCCAGTTCAACTGTTGTGTTGTATCGAACACGAAATTAGCAGGGTCAACCATATAAATGTACGGATTGTCATAATCTACCTTCTCATCTACGTAAAATTTCTCACCTTTTAATGCGGCTGCTGCTACTTTAGGGTTCTTCATAGCATCGAAGAAGTTTATAGGTCTTCTAATTTCTTCTGAATGCTTCTTCCATGTACAGAATGAGATAAGTTCTCCGTAAATCAGAGATTTATCTATAATCTTGTCCATAGTTTTTTGGTATTCCATCTTTTCAAGACAGTCTACTAACATAGTTTTCTGTTTATTAGAATTGTTATCTGCTTCTAATGATTCTCCAGAAACATCGAACATAGATGCTGTATTAGCGTATACATTCTTCCATATAAAAGCTTTGAATATCTGGGAGAACATAAAGAGTTTACACATCTTTATACGGCTCTTCCAGGACTTAGAAGGGTCATCAGATACTTGTGCTACATTCTTAAAGAATATCTCATTAGTGAGCTTGTCAGCCTTCTCTAATTGGCTACCTCTTCCATTATTAAGAGTCCTGAACTCTTCCTTAATTTTCAAAGCTATCTTACTTTTTTCTTCGTCAGATAGCTTATGTTCTTTTTGGTCTTTTTCTACAATGTATTCCATTAAATCTTATCCGTATCTACACCTTGTATAACAAGTACATCTGGCTGTTTATTCTGTAATTTACCGTCTTTATCCATCCCAAGATTTACTCTCTGACCTTCCTGGAACTTCTTAACAGCAGATGCATATAAATCGAAATTGTAAGTAGTAAGCTTTAAGCCAATCTTACTCTTCCCACCTTTAGTTTGGTTCTTGAAGTCCTTACCTATCTCTGCAAGAGAAGCAAACATATCGTCATATAATGACTTACACTTCTTAGTGAAAGCTACCTTCTCTTTTTCAGTAATAGCTGCAAGCTCAGCATTGACATTACTGTCAATCTGTTTCTTCTTCTCTACTAATCCCTCTTCTTTCATTTTCTTAAGGATAGTCTCTTTACTAACTTTAACGTTAGGAAGTGCCTTGACTATACTGTCAAGTTCTTCACCTCTTAAATATAAAGGACGGATTTTATCCCAGTCCGAAGCTGTCGGGAGATGTTGTGCCATATTTTAATTATTTGAAACAGGGTGGGACATTTTAGGGTATCTAACGCTAACCTTCCCCACCACACCGTTAGTAGTAAAAATAAAAAAGCCTATACCACCGAAATTAAGAACTACAATATCAGGAATAAATATAACGGAGTTACACCATACGAGAATAAAGGTATAGGCTACTGTAATTGTACCGTTTTGATTATCTCTTTATTACCATAGAAGTCTACTGACTTCTGTACTAAAACTTTTTTACCACCCTTAACTTTCTTCTCTATGTTCTCACCGTATCTGAACCCACAGATACCTTTATTCTTTATTAAGTCAAAGGATGTATATTCACGCTCTTTTCTGAGCGATTCTAGGAGCTTTTCTGCTTTACCCTTAGTAAATGTATCCGACAGACAATTACCTGTCATTATTCCCTGTCTGAGATACCTTACAACAAGTTTTCCACATACTGGACAGTGTGTAATATATAACTTCCTGTTCTCAAATTCTGAATCAGGATGTAAGAACCATACTACTTCAGGTCTAATTTTCATATTGCAATGAACTATCATAACCCTAACCCTTCTCGCTTACGCTTCGTGGGTCTAATCTTCATATTACAATGGACAATCACAGTATCTCCTATTCTGTGTATCAACTTCGTTTCGTTACCTACTTTAAATGTCTACACACTTATAGTATTTTTCTAGAACTTTATTTTTGTCAATCAAATGAGTTATTTAATGTTACAAACTGTTTACAATTATGTGACCGTATTGTGGCAAAAGTATTGTAAATACTGTATAATA